TCAAGCAAATCGAAGGCTTGCAATATCTGATCCAGACCCATTGCAGCCGCCAACCAGATTACACAACGCAATCCTCAACACTGGTTGAAGGAATTTTCCGGATCTTTTTAAGTAACGGCAATCAACCGCTTTCCCCTCGCCAGCTGGCAGGGGAGTTGCACCAATCTCCGGAACAAATCCTGAGAACGCTTTCCGGTGAAGTGCGCAAAGGGATGCGGCCCATGATGAATCCTTAAAGTTAAAATGCCCCCGTAGCGCAATAGGATAGCGCAACGGACTTCTAATCCGTAGGTTGTGGGTTCGATTCCCACCGGGGGTGCCATGCGGGACTGATATTGAAATTCGAGGGCCCTGGGCTGAGGTATTATCCTCCCTGGGGCCCTCAAATTTTTGGTCACCATTGTCGAAAATATAGCCGAATGGCGGGTTGAGCCTGGCCTCTACGATCATTCCTGAATTCAGATCCAGCACGAAATACTCGAACAACAACCATAATAACCGGCGCCGCTGTTTGAATTCCAGCCGGAGATAACCCGCGCCGATTTTGGTGAGCACCTCCAGGGCCCGGTCCAGGTTGGTGATGCGGTCACCTACCCCCCGCCCGATCTGTTCCAGCGTGGTCTGATGCTGCAATAGTTTGACCCGGCATTCCGCCGTCAGTTCATCGTAGGCCGTGTCGGAAAGTTTTTTCATGGCCCAGAGCCGGGCATAAGCCTTCTCCTGCTCTCGCAGGTCAGCGATCTGCCGGCGCAGGTTCAGCGACTGCTGCTCGATGGAATCCTCAATGGCGTGCTGAACAGATTCCGTGTAGCGTGCCTTGAGCTCTGGGACCCGGCCCGGATCGACCCCCACCAGGGAGATAATGTCGTCGATCTGGGCATCCACATCCTCGCACAGAAAATACTGCGATCCTATCGCCGACCCCTTCTTCCCCGGGGGCGTGAAATAATAGGAATACAATCCCCCGGCCTTTCCTCGGGCTACAGTGCAGCGCATTGGGACCAGCTGGCCGGCCCGGCGGGTCCGCAGCATCCCCTGGAGCAGATAGGGGTGGCTGGCCTTCATTTTGCGGTGGTCGTGCTGTTCCAGGATTTTCTGAGCCAGGTCGAACTCTTCATCCGTCACGATAGCCCCCGCGTCGTGACGGATCTGGCCGCGCTTGATCTCGAAGGAAGCGCTGATAACCCAGCCAGCATAAAACGGATTATGATAGATTTTCGACAGATCCTGGGCGGCCGTGTGATTCATCCCTTTCTCATCGGTCCAGGCCCAGCGTTTCCCACAGCGCCGTAGATAGCCCCGCCGATCCAGTTCAACGCAGATATCATCCAGGGAATGATCTCCCGTCAGTAACAGATCCCAGGCCTCGCGGATGACGGCAGAGCGTTCCAGGTCCATCTCCACCCATTTTTTGTAGTGATCGCCGACAATCTGCTGCCGGCAGTTCGTGTACCCATCCGGAGCCCGGGCAACAATGCTACCGCTTTCGACCTTGGCCTTCATTCCTCGGATAACTCTGTCTTTCATCACCCCGATCTCGTGCTCCCCCAGCCCCAGTAGGAACGTAAAAAGCAGCCAGCCGTCGGGCGTTGTAATGTCGATCGTGGGATTACTGGAGGGTATTACCTGCACCCCGATCTGCCGCAGCTCATTGGCGATCTGGAGCCCCTCCGCCGTGTCGCGTCCGAAGCGGTCGACGCGATAGATCGCCAGGTGGCTGAATCGGCCGCTCCGGGCGTCTTCCAGCATAGCCTGGAAGCCGGATCGGTCGTAATTGGTGCCGGTCAGAATATCCTGGTAGGTTGAAAAAATCGGCAGCGCCAGCCGGCTGACGATGTTATCGTTGATGGCGTCCACCTGGGCCGCCATAGAATTCTCGGGACTCTGGGAATCCTGGTCTGACGTGCGAAGATAGACGGCGATACCGGGGACTCGTTTGATGGTTTCTTTTTTCATGGACCCTCCTGCCGCCAGTGTACCACACCTGAAAACGGCGTTTCAACCCAAATGATACGCAATACCTCTTGCAATCTGAAAATTATTACACTGTGTAATAAAATCCGGGTGGATTTTTAAATAAAACAGGTCTGGCGTGCACTTTTGGTTGACGGTGATTTTAGTTATATGATAAATTTTTCGGCATGGAAAATATCGATATCGAACTATGGAGAATCTTCGAGGTGGCCGGCCTGCTGGCCGCAGTCCAGGCCGGAGTTGGTGAGGGGGCCGCAGCCGAAGAGATTGATAATCCCATCCAAATCGAATCAGAAGAAGAGCCGGGATATCTGCGAATATTCGCAGATGCAAAAAGCGCCCGGCAGTGAGCCGGGCGCTTTTTCGTTATTCTGGATAAACTGCTTTTTCTATTCCATCGAATGCCATTTTAAAACGTTTTACAAATGTCTTTACCCACTCGTCGGGGGGTAGCTTTTCGTCTACTGAATTATCCATCGAAGTTTTAGCGATTCTGTATGCGGCTTCTATCAATGCAACTTTCTCGTTGTCCGAATGAAACATTACTTCCATATGTATAATCTCCTCTCTAAGATTTTTTAACCAGTTTCCTGGTTTTATTTCGTAGTGACCTCGATCGACCATGGGCCCGTCGCCGTGACAACAACTACTTTTGTTCCGCTTCCCGCCATGACCGTACCCTCGTAAGGTGCAATTTCGTTGACGGCCAGGTCGCGGCCGGTTCCGCTGTAGGTCCAGATCACGAAATTACCGTCAGCCTGGCCGGCATCGATCCTGAACAGGTCTGGGTTGTCGCCATTCAGGAAAAATACGTCTGACCCGGTTCCGGTAATCGTTCCAGGAATAGACTCGATGCGCATCGACTCAAACGGCAAAATGGCGATTTCCCAGCTCCCTGAGGCGGTAATTTCAAACCGCGCCGTCTCTTCGCCGTCCATGAAATCGAGCGGCAGCGTCCCCTGGTATTTCCCGATTTCATTGACTAGCAAATCAATCTTATCCCCGTCAGCCCCATAGTTTTTGACTACGAAATTACCACCGCCAGTATAGGTAATCTTTACAATTGCCGGCCCTGGGAATTTCTCCACATCGACGACAGAATCGCCCCTTCCGCTCAAAACGATCGGTGTGGGTGTCGGGGTTGGCGTGGCTGTAGGCCTGGGGGTATTGGTCGGGCCTGGGGTTCTAGTCGGCGGCCGCGGAGTGAAGGTGGGCCTGGGCGTGTAGGTAGGTTTGGGGGTTTGCGTTGGGGCGTTGGCCGTCATTTCGGCCCGGGCGGTCGCAGTGGCTTTGAATTGAGGACTTGATCCAGTAATAGCGGAAATGATAAAACAGATGAGGCAGAAAACAGTGATGGCTCCAACGACAGCAGCGGCGATCTTCCAGGAAGTTTTCATCGGGGGATCTCCTTGAGGGGGTATTTAACGCCGGCCAGGGAGACCGACGCTACCGACTGATTTTATAAATTTTACCGATCTCCTTACGTTTTTATCTTTGAAACCGTACCATTTGAAAACCAAATATAATTAGCGCCGCCATTTTTACGCGGGGTTCCGTAAATCCATCGTTCTTTGACAATCCCAGTTTTTGTTATCTCTTTGTCATCTATAGAATTAGGAAATCCCCATGACAATTTTACCATCTCTTCGGTCATTCCGATTGCTATTTTCCCGTCCAAAATTCTATTACAAGTTACTTCTCCCCATTCTGACATTTTAGATCTGACATATGCAATATTTCTCAGGCGCTGCTGTTTTATAGCCTCCTGATCCTGGAAATACTTTATTATTTGTTGAGCTATTCCAATGCCTATAATTATAAGTCCGATGATAAACAGCCCGGAACCTATTGGATTGACACGATTTCCATCGTAGGTTGAATACATAGAACAACACCCAATGGAGGAAACGAGTACTCCGATAATGATTGTGATCATAAGACTCTCCGTTACGGAAGCGCAAATCCAAATGCAATGATAATAACCCCGAGAACTATCCCCGAGATTCCCGGCCAGGAGATTCCGCGTTTCTGTTTCCGGCTCCAGATCAGATACCAAACTGCGATTGCTACACTTAACGTTCCAGCTACCAAAACCATAGATCTCAGCATAGTGGCCCCTACTTTGGTAAAATGGAATCTTCCAGCATTTTAACGACAAGCAGTTCCATAATCATAAAAAATACAGGGATCGTAAATCCAACGATTACCCAGGTGATAAACTGAATCGCCGGCGTGAACAGCATGGCGATCGCCCCGAGGAGAAAAACGATCATGCCGTAAATCCCCACAATGGTAATCCCGATATCTGGGACCTGGGCGATCCGGAACCGATCTGTGCGCCATTCCAGATTTCGCCAGATGGATCTGATCCAGGGATGAACGCTCCAGCGGACGACCGATGCGCCGGCATCGTTTTCGCAAAAGCAGAATCTTGAAATCAGTGGAAGGAAAATACGGCAAAGGAGCCGCTTAAATTTTGATTCTGGAAGAGGGGCTTCCAGAACTTCAGTATCGGCCTTCATCGAAAGGAAGGTATAGCGCCGCTGCTCTGGTGTGAGCTTTTTGAATTCCGAATTGAAGTAGTTCTGACTCATTCCGTCTGTGATTCTGGTTTGGTTATCGCCGTTGATCTCCGGCCCCTTCCCTCGGTAAGAAATCGCATGTACTCAATCACGTGCTCTTTTTCCTCGTCGGTAAGGTCTCCAAACAGCATACTGGCCTGTAGATCGATGCTGCTTTCTCCGGTTCCCTCGATTTCTGATCCTGGGATGGCCGGCATCAGTCCGGCCTTCTGCATCACGAATTCGGGCTGCAAGCCCAATGCTTTCGCTATTGAAACACATGTTTTTGCAGTTGGGTTTCTCTGTCCTGAAATCAGCATACTAACGTAAGAGGGACTCAATCCCGATCTTGTCGAGAATTGAGCGCTATTGATTCCTCTTTTTTCTATTTCTTCTAAAAGCCAAGTTCCAAACATTTTTACAGTTTACAATATTTAACTTCTCATTGGTGAAGCAAAGTGTTGACAAATGAGAAGTTTTAGTTTACAATGTTCACATCTGAGAAGTGATTTTTTCACAAGCGAGAATCGGAGGTGTTAAATGGCTAAGCAGAATGATAACATCCAGATAATGGTTCGGGTTCCTCCTGAGCTGCATGCCAGCATTATCAGCGACGCGAAGGATGAAGGTGAAACCATTTCCACCATTGTTCGGCGTCGGCTGCGTGAGCGGTACGAGGAAATGCGGGACGAATACCGGACCAAGAATACTCCTGTGTGCGAAACTAACGCATAACAAAAAAAGCGGCCCCCAACGTGTTGAAGCCACGTCGAGGGCCTTTTAGCGTAGGGCATACTGAGCGCCCGCTTACATCCTCAGTATAGCCACTTTCACTAAACCGGTCAACAGTTTGAGGGGAACATGGCAATAAAACGCACCATTCTGGTAGACATAGAGGATCTGATCATCGAGAGCGACCTGCGCACGCAGCAGGATCTCGATGCCGGGTTCTCTGCCTCGATTTCATCATCCGGCGTTATCCAGCCCCTCATCGTCACCAAGGCCAAAGACGGCCGGTATATCATCATCGACGGCCGGCGCCGTTACCGACACGCTCTGGCCCTGGGAATGACCCAGATCGAGGCCACAGTCATGGTGGCTGAAACCTATGAAGAGCGCCTGCTACTCCAGATAGAATCGAACAGATACCGCCAGGACTGGACGGCGCTGGATATGTCCCGCATCGTCAGCGAGTTGATGACTCGCTGCGGCTGGACCCAGGAGCATACCGCCGAAAGCCTCGGATTGAAGCAGGCCCAGGTCAGCCAGTATCTCGGCCTGCTGCGGATGGCCCCGGAAGCTCAGGAATTGGTCTCTGAGGGCACGCTGGAATTCTCCAGCGCTCGGGAACTCTGCCGGCTCAACGACAATCCCGACGCCCAGCGTGCCGCCTGCGCCGAGATCCGCCGCCGCTCTACTGAACGCCAGGCCAAACGCACCGGTGGAAAAATCACCTACCGCCAGACGGCCAACATCGTCGCCCGGGTCCGCCAACCCCTGGAGAAGATCCAGCGTGAACATGATCTGCAATCCGCCCGCGCCCTGGAACGGCAAATCGCCGCCCAGCCGGCCGCCCTGGCCAGCGTTACCGACAGCGATGAGATGGCGCAGATCGACGCCGAGGGCGGCGACTTCATCGCCGCTGAATACCTCAAGCTGATTTCAGAGGCCTGCGAATACCTCAGTGGAATTCCCACCCCCACCGGCACGGTGGGCACGCTCTGGGCTGAGGCCCGCGCCCGGGCCACGGCCTGGCTATCACAATCACAGGAGGACTAAACATTATGGATATCGCTATTGCACACGATCAGGAACGGCGCTGTGGCCTACGCCACGAGGGCACCTATCTGGTGTCCGAGAACAACTCAGTGAGCCTGGATGGTGACCGGGCCGCCGGTTCCGACGGAGAAACCTCCGGTCTCATCACGCTCAACCCGCCGCTGCCCATCGTCTCGGTGCGTGTCCCTCGCCGGGGATACATCTACACCGATGGCGCCTATCTGCTGCGGGCGTCTCGCGGCCAGCTCGCCGACGTTCCCGTCATCGACCCCGACATCGCCGAATCGAACGCTTTCAGCTGGAGGGCCTTCGGGATGCGGGCGAGCGACCGCCTCGGTAACGGACTCGCCGAAGACGCGCCCACCGTGGGGGCCGCCATCCGAAAGCTCAGCGGCCTCGAATGGCGGGATATCGAAGCGGCTCAACACTGGGCCGCCGAGATCAGCCTGAAGACGGACGCAATGAGACCGCATTATCCGGCGGTTCAGTTGTATCCCATGGTGGTAGCGGCCCGGCAACTCTATAGCGTCATTCGGCGCGGCAGCCTGCCTGGATATGTGCTCGACGGAGCCGGCGCGACCGTGGCGGCGTCCTGGCGGCTGCTGCACGCGGCGGCCTGGGCCGGCATGTTGGGCACCGGCATCCGTTCGGCCGTGGGGCGGGTTATGCAGTCGGCGGGGGCCGGTCTGGATGCAGCCTACGCCATCCGCATGAAAATCCAGCCGGCGCGGGTGGCGCCCGATCTGGTTGACTGGGTCGGGGCGCAGCATTACCCCGATCCCCAGGATTACATCGACGAGGCCCGCAAATTGGGGATCAGCCGGCGAATGCCGGGAGTTCCCAAGGCTGTCGTCCCGACCTGGTCGCGGGCCTTCCTGGCTCATCCCCGGTGCCGCTTTATTGACGGAACCGTTGGCCCCGGAATCTTTGGGTGGTACACGATCTCGCAGGTGCAGTATGTTCTTCCGCCCGACGGCGGTCTGGAGAGCGTCCCGCGGGACATCATCGCGGGGCAGGTCGTGCCGGTTCGACCGGTGGTAGAGGAGGCAGTTCATGGATAAGGTGATTTTGCTCCGCGTTCAGGAATGCTCTAACTGTCACGGATTCGGCATGGTCGGCGCTTTTCCCGAAGTGACCTGCTGCGTTTGTCATGGCACCGGCTATGTTCGTCACGAAGTCCTGGCCGATGCCAGTGTTGCCGGAGTTGCTCGAGAAATCGAGCTGCTGAAGAACGAAGCCCGGCTCGCTACCGCGCTGCGGGATGAAGCCATCGATGACCTGCGGACGGCCAACGAACGGATCTCAGAGCTGGAGCAGCTGCTCTATGAGGCCAACGGCGCCGCAGATCAGGCCGCGTCGCTCGTTTGTGGATGGGCCCCGGTCGACAATGCCCAGCTCGAGCTGGGCAGGGCCTATTGGGAATGCCTTATCGGCTCAGACGGCGGTTCCGGAGCGGCTCAGTTTCGACTGCGCGCCGCTGAGCATATGGTGGAAGAGTTGTTAAAAATCGAGGTGCGCCATGAGCGAAATTCAAATCGCCCGATATGGAAAAAATAATGTTTTGCTGGCCGGCAGTGAGGAATGGATCTCTTACGAGGCCCTCGCCGCCGGATATGTGTGCAGTCGCTGCGGACAGCACCCCCGCCAGAGCTGGAACGGGAAAATAAACTATCCCCGCTGCGCCTGTGGTCACGTTGTGAAGGTCGAGCCGGTGGAAGAGCCGGCGCTGGAGGTGGCGTGATGGCTATCGAAATGGATATTCGAGGAATTTTCGGAGTTCTCAAAACCTGGGATTCCCGGTACACGACCGACCACGCCGAGGCCGTTGCTGCCTACGGGCGATTGCGTGGGCTGACTCCCTTCGCCGAATTCAGTCCCATTCTGGACAAAGACGGGCGACTCAGTTTTAAAGATCACTACGGCGTCATGCAAAGGCACGCCCAGCTGAGCGGAGGGTACTCGAAGCGCGTTTATCGCGTCGCGGATCCAAAGGCTCCCAACGATGTGATTTTTGATGTAGTCGTGGTAGCTAATTCTGACTGGCCCACGATTCAGTCCATGATGGTGATGGGATATAAGCGTGACGAGATAATGCCGGCCTACGAGCATGTCGGTAGGGGGACTGTTACCGCTACCGAGCAGCAAAAAAGGCGCCCACCGAATGGATGGACATGGGATCGGGTAGCGATCAAGCGAGGAACTGAGGCTGCGTTAATGCAAGCTTTCGGAAAGGCACCCAGTCAGGACGGGCGCATGTCCGAGACTACAGTTTTGCCATCCGATCAGGCGGCGGATGCATTATTCCCTGCGCAGCGTGATCCTGTCGAGCGCCGCGAACAAAGCCGGGCGGCAGATCCGGAACCAAAACCAGCCCCCGCTCCGGCGCCGAAGCCGATTGAGATGCCGCGCATCAATCCTGCGGCGTTGCAGTTGGATGAGTCTGTACCCGTGCAACCAGCACCGCAAAAGCTCGATCCAAAGGCGCAACTTCCAGGAACGCCCCAGCCGACCCCGGTCCCCGTCTCCCTGCCGGCCCCCGTTCCCCCCCAGGCTACCCCCGCGGCGGCGGCGAACAGCGGGACTCCGACGGCGCAGAATCTGCTGGAACGATTCTCCGCTGCCATCGAGCAGGCCGCCGGCGAGACTCCTCGTAAGGGAGTTCGTGCGGCCCTGGCCAAGGGGATGGAATATCCCTTTGCCGGAACTGGACAGGATCCCGAAGATGCCCGGCATTGGGTGATGGCATTCCTCGGGCTTCCGGAGTCCATGCGCGACACCAGCGACCGCGAGTTGGTCGCCCTGGATAAGTGGTTGCATCCCTGGTACCAGGATGGGGTGTATGGATTGAGCCCCGACGGGTGCCGGGATTTGAAAATCATTTATGAGCACATCCAGTCGAAGCGCTCCGTCAAACCGCAGCCGGCACCTGTCTCCGCAACCCAGCCGGCCCTCGACGACGACGACAATATCCCGTTCTAAAGCAATCCGGCCCCCGGCCAGGTCACCGGCCGGGGGCCCACACAAATCACAAGGAGGAAATCAATGTACGGAGACGAACTTATCCAAATTTGTGCAGAACTGGCCCGGCTTTACCGGGAACGCGGAGCGATCCGCGGGTCCCAGGAACGACTGGAACGGGCGATGGAACGCCGGCGCGTCGAGCTGCTGAACGCCGCCGATTGGAAGGCCCTGGGCTCCAACGAACAGCAGCGCGCCGTCGGTATCTCCGCCCTGCTGTCCGGCGATAAGGAGTGGGCCGGGGCCGAGGCCCTGAGCCACAACCGGAACTGCGAACTCATTACGCTGGATGCACAGATCGCCGGGCTGGAAGCGCAGGCCTCGGCGCTGAGGGCCGCGATCCATGAGGCGCAGGCTGTGGCGGTGGCTCCATGGTATTACGAGAATCTGATGGCCGAGAGGATTGAACGGGTGGAAGCGGAAGAGGTCGATGTGGTCCCGACGATTGTCACGCCGGCCCAGGATGCTCCGGCCCCGGCTCCCGTGCCCGTGGTAGTCGTTGAGGACGAGCTGCCGTTCTGAGGACACCATGGATCAGATAAAAGTTTTCTGGGCAATTCACACCTTCCGATCACTGGGCCGCGATGATCTGGCCGACGAGATCGAGCATACAGACCGAGAGCAGACGCTCGAAATGGCCGTCATCGCCGCCGGCATCATGGCCCGGGCCCAGGAAACCCGTCAGCGTGCCGGGGCGGCCGGACTGGCCGGCCCCGGCCTTCTTCGGCGGTTTATTGGATGGGTAAGGAGAATTATCAAATGAGCAAAACCAGGACCTGCCCGAAACACGGAGAGTACAAAGGGTGGCTGTGTCCGAAGTGCCACCCGGGTGGACATAAGCGCAGCTCGATGCAGTTGAAATTCACCGGCAGCCACGTCACCAGCCGGGCCAGCGATCACATCGGGTTCAGCGATTACAGCGCCATGCCGGCAGTCAATGCCAGCGCGGCAGCTGCGAATCAGCGCACTGAACAAGAGTCCGCTTTTGGATTGCGCATGGTGGAAATCTACACGCTCATCGTCGATCCCGATGTTCAGCAACGGAAACAACTCAATTTCGCTGTAGCCGGAGAATACTCTATTGAGATGAAACGCGGTGAGAAATTTCCGGCGGTGGTCGTTTTTTCTGATGGAACAAATAAATGGTTGGCAGACGGATTCCACCGAGTGGAAGCCGCGAAAATCAACAACGCTACGATGATCTGGGCCGATGTGCGCCCCGGAAATAAACGCGATGCGATTTTATACGCGGCTGGATCGAATGCTGAGCACGGATTGCAACGTTCGAATTTCGATAAACGCCGGGCCGTGGAAACGTTGCTCAAAGATCCGGAATGGTGCCAGTGGGGGAATCGGGAGATTGCCCGCCGGTGCCGTGTATCGGATACGTTTGTTGGCTCCATCAGGACTGAATTATCTGCAAACGGTTTGCAGATAACAGAACGGAAGGTGGAACGATCGGGGGCAGTTTACACCATGCGCACCGAATCTATCGGCCGGCAGGCTCAAATTGAGGATCCTGGAGAGGCCGTAGCATCTGCACCGAAGCCAGTGACTCCTACGACATCGGCCTGGGCGGCGACGTTCGGCGAACGCAAACCGTTGCTCCCCAGGATTGCGATGGAGGAAGTTGCGGACGATGAAGCGGTTCCGGCTAGCTGGGAAGGGCCGGCTGCCGCCGCCACTGAATTGCACGAGATCGCTCTTCCCGCCTTTGTGATGGATCGTGATGAACTGATGGCGGATCTTGAGGTAGCGCGGCATAACAACGCGGTCATGCGGCAGAACCTGGAAGCCGCCTACGCTGAGATCCGCGAGTTGCGGGCGGAAAATGAGCGGCTGCGGGCAATGGTCCCACAGATGGCATAGGTGAAGAGATGACACAGGAAGAACTGATTCAGTTTGCGAAGGATGTTTACAGCCTGCCCGATGAAATCGAGTGGGATCTATTTGGATGCTGCCCGTGCTGCGGCCGCAATATTCACGCCGAAGGTTGTGAGCTGGTGCGGCTGACGCAGAAATCGGCGGAAATATATAAACAAGATCAGGAGGAAACAAATGTTTTACCTTGTTAATTCGTTCAGTATCAACATGTTGGATCGCAAAAGCGGAGCGCGGGACATTTCGTTTATTCCGGTAGCACGTGAAGCCGTTAAGAATTTAGTAATCAATCATTCGTTCCGTGAGGAGTTTGCGTGCGCGATCGGGCACGAGGACACCGCCCGCGCGGTGGCCATTGACCTGGGCATGCCCGAATTGGCCGAGCCCTGGGCCGAGATCGCCAAAACTCGCCCGACTATTTCGGCCGAAGGGAACAGTCTGATTGTGGCCCAGTATCGCGGGGAACGCTTGCCGGCGGGAACCACGGAATTACCGATCGGGGCGATTCTGGAATACTGGCAGGTTTACCGGGTTCCGTACAACCGGATTTAATTCGGTTCCGATAATGACAGTTATCGGAACCGTTTTTGAAGGAGGGTCCATGTATGAGTTGGCTTTATTTGCCGGAGCTGGTGGCGGATTACTCGCTACCCGGTGGTTTCTCGGATGGCGAACCGTCTGCTATGTCGAATTCGCGGCCTACCCCGTCAGCGTCTTGCAGGCCCGGATCCGCGATCGATACCTCGACGATGCCCCGATCTGGGACGACGCAAACGCTTTCGACGGGCGTCCTTGGGCTGGATGCGTGGATATCATCACTGCGGGCTTCCCGTGCCAGCCGTTCAGTCTCGCTGGCCAGCAGCGCGCCGACGGCGATCAGCGCAATGGATGGCCTGCAACCATCCGGATTATTCGCGAGGTACGACCGCCGTTCGTCCTGCTGGAAAACGTTGCAGGGTTGCTTTCCGCTGTGGGAAGTGACGGCCGACGGTATTTCGGACGAATTCTCGGAGACCTGGCCGAGAGCGGGTATTCTGCGCGATGGAGAGTGTTATCTGCGGCGGAGGTGGGAGCGCCGCATAAACGCGACCGGGTTTTCATTCTCGGATATCTGGCCGACTCCAACGGTGACGGGAAACAACAACCGTCCCGGAGTGTCGGAGAATTCAGGCCTGGGTCTGGCCACGGCGGTCAGGCTTTGGCCGACGCCGACGGCGGCCGACGGGCGGAGAGCGGGGAATTTCGGGCGCGGGGATGGGAACCCGACACTCGCCGGCGCGGTGAAGTTGTGGCCAACCCCGACGGTGAGCGATTTCAGGGGGCCGAATCTGAACCCTGGGACGCGCAGTGCGAGCGAGCATTCTCTGGCGACTGTGGTGATGTTCCCCACGCCAACGACTCCCGGCGGCGGGCGCAGCGTTCCAGCGGATGCAGTGTGGAATGGGAACGCGGCTTATGCACCGGACGGGAAGAAGTTGCAGGTCGGGTTGGAAACAGTGGTACGACGGTTCCCGACTCCGACGACGAAGGACAACCGGCCGACCAGTCAGGCCAGTATGGAGCGCGGGGCGGGGCCCACTTTGGACCAGTTCGTTGGTGGGACGCTGAACCCGGACTGGGTCGAGTGGCTCATGGGGTGGCCCACCGGGTGGACAGACTGCGCGCCATTGGCGGCGGACAGGTTCCTGCTGTGGTTGCGGCAGTTTGGGATCTGCTGCGGGGAGGATGAGCAATGATTATAAACTGCAGTTCCCACCATATCCCTATCGTTGACCGGTCGGTGCATTGCGTAGTAACGTCGCCGCCGTACTGGGGGCTTCGGTCATACCAGGGGGCGCAATCCGTGAATTGGCCGGAGGTAGTTTACTCTCCCATGCCAGGACTCCAGGAAATAACAATCGATGCCATGATCGCTCCCCTTGGACTGGAAAAGAGCGTTGATGCGTTCATCGGTCATTTGATACTGATTTTTCGTGAGGTGTGGCGGACGTTGCGCGACGACGGGGTGATCTGGGCAAACATGGGCGATTGCTACGCTTATGACTCTAAATGGGGCGGGGCCAGCGGGGGAAAAAATTACACCAGCGCGGGCGGTGGGATTTCTCGACAGCGGAAGAACAGCGGAATTCGTGACAAAAGCCTTGTGGGTCAGCCGTGGCGGTTGGCTTTCGCCCTGGAAGCTGACGGATGGATTCTTCGTCGGGATGTGATTTGGCATAAACGCAATCCCACGCCGGAATCCTGTGATGACCGGCCTACCAACGCCCACGAATATGTTTTCCTTTTGGCTAAGGATCCGGATTACTTCTACGACAAGGTAGCCATTATGGAACCCAGCTTGACAAATGATCCGCGCCACCCATATCTGAGCCGCGGCGCGAAGGATTTTGATGGCCGGCCAGAGGAACAATGGCACGGGGGGAAGGTCAGAGAAGACGGTGATTTTTCAATGCGCAATCGCCGGGATGTTTGGTCAATTTCAACGGAAGGGTATAGGGGTGCGCATTACGCTACTTTCCCGCGCGAGCTCGTTTCTCCCTGTGTCCTGGCTGGGACCAGCGCGCGCGGGGTCTGCCCGATCTGCGGCGCGCCCTGGACCCGGGTGACGAAAAAGAATTTCAGTATTCAGGATGATGTCTCCGCCGATCGCGCGCATCATGGAGCCGACGGACAAAAAGCGCTTGACGAGACCAGCAACTGGGAAGGGTTCCCGCGTGGAGTGACCAACGTGGCGACGTTGGGGTGGCGTCCGACCTGCGATCACGGCGCTGATCCCGTTCCTGCCGTCGTGATGGATCCATTCTGCGGTTCTGGGACTGTCGGGATGGTTTGTCGGGAAACGGGGCGGAAGTTTGTGGGCCTGGATATCTCCTTCCCATATCTGCGCGACCAGGCCCGGGCCCGGGCAGAGAACAAAGCGGCGCCGGTGGATGAGACGCTACCGCTCTTCGCAGCGGTTGAGTAGTTTGGTTCTGATAAGTGGAATTACTGGAACCAAAAAACGCACGAATGGGCCGCTTAAATATGAGGGCGGCATTTGAGCGGCCCATTCTCCAGGATTAAAAAGGAGCAATCAAAATGGACGAGAAAAAATTACAGGTTCTGCGTGATGCAGGATTCGAGGAAATGGCAGTTTATGCGGCCCTTGCGGATCGTGCCACCGGGTGGCAATGGGTGCATCTGGGCACAGATGAAAATGGGCAGTTCGGAAATATCAAGGCCCTACTCGAAAACGATGGGATGACCGATGTATTGGATGAGAACGACGACAATATTGCAAACTGGGATATGGCCGCTGCGGCACGGCATTTGATCCCACAGTCTGCTGAAGCCCTGGCTGAGTCGCTGGGCCGGATTGAGACCCTGTCGGCTGCGCTGACGGCGGCTACAAATCTCTACGGAGACGCGGAGCGGGCGCGGTTCCAGTCGGAGGAGCGGCTGCGCGAGGTGGCAGATGAACGAGATTTCGCACTGGGGCGCGCTGATGAAGCTGAATCCGAACTCCAGCGGGCTGTAGATCTTCTGTCCCAAATTGATGAGGGAAATAACTTCTGCCCGTTCTGCGATTGCGGCCCGCATCCCGATCACATCGATGGATGCACCATCGGAGAATTCCTGAAGGGTCACGTAGAGGAGGAGGATTAACGATGGATGAGAATAAAAACTCGGTGCGTGATGGTGACGTATGCGTTGACTGGATTGAAAATCATCCGTGGTATGGATTACAACGTGAATGCACCTGTGACAACTCGCATGCTGTGCATGGATGTTTTTTTAGTGAATTCAGGTCATGCGATGGACACGGGAAGGCGACATTCCTAAGGCTAAAGCCTGACCGTGCTATGTCAAAGTTAAATTAGCTTCTGATAATCGGCGTTATCGGAACCAAATCTCCCTATTGACAAATCTATATAGATTATTATAATATCTATATAGATTATAAAACAGAGGAGACTAGAGATGAACTACACAGGTGACCGTGTACTTTTTACAGCAAATCGCAAATGCGCCCTCCTGGGGCGCGAGTATAACGAAGGTGATCAGGTCGAGGTTACGTTGACCCGCGATTTCGATGCCGACCGCGAGGCTGGTAGTGGGAAAGGCCCGTGGGGCTGGGCCGGGTTTTCGTCCCGGTTCGTGGCCGCCCTCGGGACGGTCGAGGTGCAGTCCGGAGGCCGGTTGATTCTCCGGGGAGGAAAGTAGAAATGAACCACAATTTTATCGAAAAGCGCGAACGCGCGATCCGTTTTCTGCGCGCAGATGGGTGGATTATCAATAATCCGGATGAAATCCAGGTTGTTGATGATCCGAGTTACATTGATTCAGTTGTCGTGCTGAAACAGCACGGAAACGGAGAATGGGTCGTTGATCTAAGCGACGGAAGCGTCGCTTTTTTTCAGGAGGATTAGAAATGAAAACAGCACTTTTGAGCACAGTTGTTGTACCTGATTTTTCCGAGAAACGCACCGTCGTCGTAGAACCCGTCAACGTTACCGAATATCTCGGCCACGTTGATCGGAATTACTGCGGACACCCGGTTACCGACCGCATCCTGCGCGAGATCCGCCCGGATCTTCCGCCGGCAGAGAGGGGCGGGAAATGGGACGGGGTCGGGTATGCGCTGGCGATCCGACCGCGCGATCAGCTTCGATCTGGATCATGATCGAGGATAGCATGAAGAAAAAATTCGGAACCCTCATTAGTATCTATTTTTCAGAGACCTCCCAGGCGCGCACGAATGCTCTGCGCGCGCGCTTGGCGGAAATTGCGCGCGGTTTCGGGTTCGTCGCGCGCAGGGGCGAGACGAAAGGCGAGGGGAACCTCGCGGGCCTGCTCGAGGCAATCGACATCGGGCTGGTGTCTGTCGTCGGGATGCTCCCCGACGAGCAGATCCCGCGCGCGATCGCGCGGCTGGATGTCATCGCCGCCGCAGATCCGCGCGACGAATGGGCCAAGGATATCGCGGATGCGCTGCGGGACTCGCAGCGCCGGGCCGCGCAGGCGGAGCGCCGCGAGTATGACGAAATCGCGGCGCAGCAAGAAGGGAGCGCCGATGAAACCGAGTAACGAGCTTGCAGTGCGCCTCCGCGCCTCCGCCGTGAATGTTGCGGCGGCCCGTGGAGAGAAACCGGTCAGTCCCGTGCAAGCGTTTTTAAAAATCTTTGTCCAGCCCCGCCGGGACTGGAAGCGGGCCGGGGCCCCTCGCGTTGGGTGGAAGCGCGGGGAGATCGTGGAATGGGTGCAGGCGCGAACTCCGGCGGAGCGCGCCGAAGAGTGGGGTGACGTAGGTTACTACGCCGCCCAGTCGGGCGTCCGGTCTGGTGGCTGTATGCCCTGTTTACCCCGCGAGAAATTGCTGAACGCGCCGCTGAGAAATTCGAGCGGCGAGCACTGAAGGGGCCCGGTTAAACCGGGCCCTCGCTTTTGGTTCCGATAATCAACATTATTGGAACAAAATTTCAAGCGGCGGCCCGGTCACCAGCCGGGCCGCCGGAAAGGAACGAGTACAAATGGAAAAGATTTTAGGGATGGCGATCGGCACGGCTATCGTGTTTTTGCTGCTCACGACTGGGTTTGCACTGGGGACAATCTACGAGAGGGATCAGGTTAAATCCGTCAATGTTCCGGCGCAACAGGCAGCACCTGCCGAGCGCGTTCAGATGACGGTGCAGTTCATCGATCGGGCGGGGGAGGCGGCGCGGGTAACCGTGCTGGACCCTGGAGACTCCGACATCGGGGACTTGCTGGGTGTGTTTCAAAACCCGGAGCTATTCCTGGAATTCAGCGACGCGCGGGCGGCGCTGTTCAGACCAGGAGATCAAACCGTGGTTTGGTGCGACAAGCGCGGGCCCGCTGAATTGAGATTCAGTAACTGCAGTATGCTCCCAGTGGTCAACGGGGAGCCATGACCATATTGGTCCATTATTCCATTCATCGGTGAATCTGCCCCCGGTCAGCGACTTGGCCGGGGGTTTACTTCGAGGTAAACATGAGCGAATTGATAGATTTGATCCAGGCAATCGAGGCAGAACGTCCCCGCCCGGCCCCTGATGCATTGATTGTAGAGCCGGGCCCCAACTGGCCGGAGCTGGCCAATATGGTCAGGGCCCAGGCCTCCGGAATCGTGGTGGATCTGTTGTTCGTGGCTCTACAGGAATTACTGGCCATGATCCGCCGATACAACGAGCTGCACACGGCCTACTGGGCCGAGATCGACGACACCGCCGAGTACCTGGGCCGGCTGGAGGGGGCCTATGCTGAAATCAATGCGCTGAGGGAGCGGGTCGCCGACCTGGAGCAGCGCATCGCCCAGCGGCCGCTCAATCCCAGCGTGACGATCCCCGCCCAGGACATCACCGTCAGGGCGCCGCTCCAGCAGGAGATCCTGCGTGTCGTCGCCTCCGGCCTGGGGCGGAGCTGGCGCATCGGGGACCGGATGATTGCGCAGGGGCTGGCCAGCGACCGGAGCAGCTTCCTCAATGCCCTGCAAAAGCTAACCCAGCGGGGCCTGATCGCTGACTACCAGGAACGCGGGCGGGCTATCCGCTGGACCCCCACGGCCGGCGGTGGGCGGCGGCTGGTCGTGCTCACCGACGCGGGGCGCGCCTGGTGCGAATCCGCGTTCGGTCGGCCGGCGGCAGAGTCCGAGCTGTTGGGGATCGCGCGCCAGCACGGGATCGTTCACGGCGTGGGCATCCTGGAGGCGGCAGACCATTTCCGAACGGCCGGCTACGAGGTTGACGATGCGCCCGAGGCGATCCTCGCGGGGCCTGAGCGCTGGGGACCCAGGGCCGAGCCCGATCTGGTGGTCGTGGCCGACGACGTGCGCTGGACGGTGGAGGTGCAGCGGGAGGTGAGCGAGCGGCTAACGGATAAGTGGAGGAAGACGTTAGAGCTGGCGGGCCGGCTAGTGATCGTATTGTTCAACGAGGAGGCGCGAGAGAACCAAGCGCGGATACTGAAACGGGCCGGAGTAGGCGGAGAGGTGTGGTTGCTCAGTTTGGAGGCGATGGAGCGAGGCGGAGCGGAGTTGTTACCCGGGTAACATAATTTTTTGGTATTGACATTGTAATACAATGTATTACAATAGAGTTAGATTTTAGATGATGGAGGCGGGAAATGGCACAGTTAACAGTTCAGGAACAGGCGGAACGGATTTACCATCAATTCGACCAACAGCGCGCTCAGTATGCCAAACTGGGAATGAAACTCAGCGGAGTCGCAGCTGCCAGCGTTAACGAAATTGCGCAGCACATCCAGAACTGCAACGATGCCGCCGCCGCTGCTGGTCTGGAATATCTCGACTCGTCCGCCGTGAAATGGGGCCTGACCCGCGAGCAGGTTTTCTCCCTGGCTGAGGAAAAAGCACACGCTGCTCGGAAATCCCGCGGAGCCCGCGCTCTGAGCCAGAAATACGGCCGCGAAACCGCCGAGAGAATCATCGCCGAGAAAACTGGCCGCCACGTCAGCCTGAAACAGTAGAGGAAACATGGAAAAAATCACGATCACGGAACATGGTCGAGGAATTTTCGGGATTGGCGGAGTGGGGATTGCTCAGGCGAATGAGATGCCCGTCATCCCGACGCTGGCCCAGGTCGAGCGCGTGCAGCGCCTGGAACGCAATGCTCGCCACTGCCAGCGCTGCGGGGCCAGCGATCTGATCGACGGTGCAATGTTCAGCACGGACCCGGCCTCGGGTCTGTGTGATGACTGTCTGGATCATTAATCAGGAGGTATATCATGGCCGCAGTAACCAGCATTAGGCTAAACGACGGTGAGCGCGAGATCGTCAATGCCATTTTAGAGGCCCACCCGGAACTGGACGGGAATACCAGCCGGGCCATTTCTTTGGCCCTGCATGAATGGAGCAAGGCCCATCCGTCGGAAACGTTCATGTATCCCGTTATCGTTCAGGATCTGGATCACCCACAGAAACCCGATATCATCCGAATTTTACCGGAACCCGGGCGCACGAATCAGTCAAACGATCCCCGCATCGTGGGATGGCTCGGGACAATCAACAACGTTTCAAAAACGGCTCTGGGGAAATTGACGCCGGCGGAAACGCGTAAATTGCTCCGGGAATATGAGATTCAGATCCCAGATAGTGTACCTGTGCGGTTTTGCGATTATGCTGCCGGCGGCAGTGCCGAGGCGGAGTATTTCAATAATCAGTTTTCCTATCCCTACCAGGGGCCCTGGATGGGAATCCCGCCAGATGAGGAGCGGTGGGCAGTATCGCCGGCCACCGTGAAACGCGCCCAGGTGGTATTCAGCAATGGCTATCTCACCATCACATTCACTGATGGAGAGCAGTGGTTTATCTACGAGGCCTCACCCGATCTGAATACCCGGGGTGCCGAGGAGATTTCCGAAGAGCTGGTAGGAAAGCGATTTGACCAGCAGCAATTCTCCCGGTTCGGAGGATAGCCAATGAAACGGGCACTGACGAAGGCCGGTAGACTCCTGGTCCTGTTGCGCCTGCGGCAACAGGGGAGCCTGGATGGAGTGACCCTCCAGGAGATCGCCGACCAATTCGGCGTAAACCGGTCGACGATCATGCGCGATCTGCGCGAGATTGACCAAGCTGAGGCCGAATACCAGCGGATAAAAAATCTCCAGCCCTGGGGACAGGGATGAGAAAGGCCCCGGTTAATCCGGGGCCTTTTCGCATCTGCGAATATTCGCAGATAGATCACACGGGAATCCCTACCGGCCGCGCCTGGCCCATACGGGAGATCCTGACTCTGACAACATCCCCGACGGCCAACCCGGTAGCGCAGCGCGCCGGGATTTTAACCTCCGATCCAGGCGCTATTTCAGCTACTACCGACCCGTTTATTGAGCGCACAATGCACGAATGCACGCTCCCCACCACAGCCGGCGGGACCGTAGGGACTTTTTTTAGCCACCCCTCTCCACGGTTTATAAATCGCCCCACAATGCGCCCGGTCTGGCGCACGGCCTGAGCGGCCGCCAGGGCCTGCGCCGATCCGTTGGCCTCCAGCGCGTTGATAATTTGCGCGATCCGGTCGTCGAGTACAAATAGCCGTTCGCCTTCATCGCAATCTATCCACTGGGCCGTTACTGCCGCCCCGTCAAAAACCCGCACCTCTCCGCCAGCTCCAACTGTTGCATTCATTGCCATATCACACCTCGCAGCTCGCGGTAATTGACCGAATGTAAACCGGGTCAAAAAATGTAAACCCGCTGTATTTTTGGAAATAGATCAGCAGATACTTCGGGGTGTACGGAATAACCGACGGCTTGCTGGTATAGTAATGCCACGTCGAATCTTGGGCATCATAAAACCCAGGGCAGGCCGACAGCCAGCGCAGGCCATAGGTACGAATGGCCGATCCAGCGTAAAAAATACCAGAATATCTCGCCGTGAACGTGTCGTCTCCGTCGTTTGTCTGTCCCTCGCAGGTTAGACCGGACAGTGCAGCCTGATCGTCGTAGGCTATTGTATAGGCCGCCACGTTCTGCGTGTGGACGATGGCAGCGATATGCAGAGCGCCTTTATGGTTGGTAGCTGATGGGGTATACTCGAATTCAATTACAATTTTTATATTTGGACCACCAACCGGGAACGGAATCAGCATGGCCGGTCCTTGCGCATCTACAGCCGACGCCGGTTTCCATCCGCGCCCGGCGACATGCGACCACGACCCACTAACCGTCCCGAGCGTCGTGGCTGGGAATGGGACATCTAAGTCTGAGAATCGCACGCCAGCCGCCTGGGCGAGAGCTTTTGTGTTGTAATTTGTGCCTGAGAAATCGAGGTAATACGATTTTCCTGGCGTCTCAATGCGTTCCAACGCCGAGACCCGTCGCTCAATTTTCAGCAGTTCTGAGTCGGTCATGCCAGCACCTCCTCAAAAGTTCCTGTGATTTTTTCGCCGCTACTATCGACGGTTATCCCTACGGCCGCGACGTGCATATCGAACGATTGCCCGAGGTATTGCGCGGTTACGCGATCACCCAGGCCCCAATGAACCCCGTAAACACAGAGCGGGTTTCCAGAGGAATCGTATGTGTCAACGCTGTCGAATGCGAACCGCGTCACTGGCTGGGCATCCTCCAGGCGGGATTTTGCGGCACTGGCGAGGGCCGTTGATTCTGTGGCGTCGTATTGCCGGCCATCATAGAATAACTCAATCCGATTGAGCGGTGAAGCCCCGACCCGCGCCGTGTCGCCGGTCTCGATGATAATCCGCGCCGATTCCTCTCCCTGCCCACCACCGTAGGCATAGGTTGCCTCATTGTCTCGGCTGATCGACAGGCGCGGGTTTTGCATATTGCCCAACTCCAACGAGAACCACACCGGGCCCTGGGCGCCACCCGGGTAACGATGATCCATTCCGAGCTGTGGAACGTTCGTGATGAACGTGCAAGTTGAACCGTCTCCCGTTGGGACCATATCGAAATACACAGCCGTGGCCGGCGTGTTGCGGCTCGACTCGCTGATCTCGCGCAGGGTTTGGAATAAGGGCTGCCAGGCGCAGCCCTTGGAAATTGATGTGCCGGCGCTGCGGTTTGCCTCGACGGTAACGATGGACATCTGGCGCGCCGTTGCGGCCAGGCTGCCCAAGTTTTCCCTGACGAGAGCTTTCATAACATCGTCAGCATACCCTGTTTTGGTTGTGTATGCGGTTCCCGCTGCATACGCGACAATCCGCCGCATCAGGAGATGGTTGTAGTCAGCTCCGCGCAGGAACAACCGTTCCTGGTTCCCGCTGGTTTTGCGCTCCCAGCTCCGTGCCAGGCCGGCGAACGCGATACCCTGGCGGCGACCAGCCGGCCGCCGCCACGCTACCACACGCCAGTCGGTGAAATCCGGGTAATCATGGGCCGGCAACGCCGATTCAGCCAGTTCGATCTCGAATGAGCCGACCGTTCCAATGCGGCGGGCGAATTGTAGTTTTACCCACATTTCAGGAGTTAACAGCTTTACCCGCGCTCCTGATGCATCATGGAGCCAGAGTTCATAGTCCGCATTGCGCGTGTACATTACCCCACCGCCCCGTCAACGGTCAGGTAGGCGTTTTTCCAGGATGCCGTCACCGCAGTATTGGCGGTGTAGTTCAACGCCAGGATCGAGATTTTATTATTCCCGCTCCCGACAATGGGGGCCGGTAGCAGTGACCATGTCCCCAGGTCGGAACCGGGGAGCAGGAATTGAATTCGGTTTCCGCCCCAGCTGCTGGTGATGGTTTTCACTCCGGGGGTGAGGTCAATTGTCACAACCTCACCGGCCTGGATCGGCATGTCGTCGAACAGTAGCCGCTGCCCGCTGTACTCGTTTTTTATCGAGCGAAGGTTGCATGGTCCGGTGATGGCAAACACGGGATAGGCGTCAATCTCGCCGGCATTCTGGGCGGTGGTCACCTCTGGGAATTCTGCATTCCCCGACCCGTCGAATCCGATATACATATCGGTGCGAATCGCCGAAACGAATTTACTCGCTACCGCATTGACGGTAGTCGGCCCAGGGGATCCAGGGAAATCGAACGGATACCGCACCCAGCGGGCGCCGTCCCACAGCGCCGCCCGATCCCACGATGACAGGTATTGCGCGCCAGCCTGGAGATATCCATCAGGTACCGCGTTGATTGCATAGACGGTCGAGAGAGAGCCGGTTAACAACGTAGACCAGCGCACGCCGTTCCATTTTGCAATGTAGCTCGTGGCCGTTGCCGCCGTGCCGGATGTGGCAAATTCTCCGGCCACATAGAGCGACCCGTCCGTATTGATGGCGATATCCCAAACTGTGGCGCTGCATCCGCCGTCCATTGCCACCCAACCAGAACCGTTCCAGTAGGCAATGTAGTTAACTGTCGTCCCGCCTGCCGTGGTGAATGAACCGCCAGCATACAGCCGACTGGTAGCTGCATCGTAAACCAATTTACGACAGGTCCCATTGAGGCCCGTCCCGAGGGCCGACCAAACGCCGCCGGAATAGCGCGCTACCCGCGTGCAGGCCACGCCGCCAATCGTTGTAAAACTTCCCCCGACGTAGATATCCCCATTGGGAGCAATCGCCGAGCAGTAACACGCAGCATCCGGAGCCCCGAATGCCGCCCATGTATTCGTGAGCGGGCTCCATACGGCGCTGTATGAGATGGCGGCCCCGTCCATGGTGGCGAAATCTCCCTGGGCATACACATTCCCGGCCGCATCCTCGGACATTTCCCACACGGTTGAATTTGCCCCCACACCAGTGCCCATGGCCGACCAGCCGAGAGCCGATGGAGTATAGCGGGCCACGCGCACATAAGCGGACCCGCCGGCGGTGGTGAACTCGCCGCCGACAAAAACCTCCTCAGATACCCTCGACGGGAGGATCACATGGGGAATGTTGTTGAGGCCATTATTCATATTGATCCAGTCGCCATTGATGCGGCCGGCGATATAGTTGACCGTGCGCTTGTCGTGGTAATTCATGCTCTGGGACGTGGTGGAGGTGGAATACCACAGCGGATCATAAGCGATTAGCCGAATACCGGAGCGCCGGGTGAATCCACCGGCGCTCGCCGTAATATCTCCCAGGAAATAACACCGCAGGTCGGCCGAGTTGGTCCCGTCGTTGTAGCGCAACGTGAGCGGCTGGAGTGTGGCGGTACGATTCCAGCGCACGGCCGGCCACACGTAGGTTTTTAGCGCGGTATGCAGTGCGTGCAACGTGCTCCCCTCGGAGTGCTCCGTGATGGTGACGATCCTGGGTTTCATGTAAATCGCATCCAGGACACCTCCGGACTGGAGCGGAATTGTGCGCGAGTAGTGCGCCAGTTCCGGATATCCATCGGCCTCGAAAACCTCGACGCTCACATCAGTGCCGTCGAGTGCGAACGTTACCCCGTCAGGGGTAATGATTGAGTGGGTAGCCATGATGACCTATCCTCCGTTCATGGTTCTGAGCAGATTGAAATACACCGGCGCTTCGGAAGCGTTTGACATCCCATTGACCGTCATGTTGTAGTTGTTAGTGATCTGGCGGGTTTCCGAAGCGTTGTAAACCCGCGCCCCCGCCGGCAACTGGACGATTTCCGGTCCCTGCTCACCGACCAGGGCCGCTCCGGCTCGATCCGTTACCCCGCCGTTGGCGTAGGCGATGGGCCCCTGCCCTTTTGTGGGGAGATTGACGGGCGGTTGCTGGATGTCCCACTCCACCGCTATTTTTATATCGGTGGGGATATCGGCGGCCGCCTTGGCGATGCCGGTCAGCAACTGGGCGGCCGTGTCGGCGCTGCCGGTTTTGTTGAACGCCTCGATGGAGGCATTGACGCCTCGCATCGCGGCCGCTGTCTGCTGGTCGATTAACCCCATTTTCTCAGCCACAGTTGTGGCGAGTTCGAGTTCGCTCTCGGTGAGACCGTCAACAGACAATCGCGCCATCATCATCTCATACACGATTTTATTCATTGCCGCCGTGTGGGCGGCTTCAGTTTCCGCCATTTTGGCATTCAGCAGGTCAAGCTCGCCACGGGTCTCGGCGATCCGTTTCGAGTTATCCACATATGTCGTCACGGCCTGACCGGCCCCGTTTATTTTCCCCTGGAGATCCTCGATTCTCACCCCGAGCTGGGCCTGTTTAAGGGCGTTGTCGGCTGATGTCTCCGAGAGTTGGCGCTGAGCATCCGCAAGCTGTAAATTAGCGAGGTTAAGTTCAGCCGCCGTTAACGAGCTTTTTGATTGCGTCGTGACAACGGCACCCTGAGAGCGCTCAAGCCGCTGCAACTCCGCGTCGAGTTCGGCGGCTTTCGCTTTCATCTCGTCCATGTTATTGATGTAGTCGCGATTTTCCTTCCCGACCGCCCCAGCAATGGCGGTTTTTAAATCATTGACGGCCGTTTTACTGGCCTCAATGGCCTGGGCAGTGTCATCGACAGCCACGGCCGCTTTCTGGGCCGAGGCTCCAACGTCGTTGTACCCCTGCGATGCAGCAGCCAGGCCCTTCTGTAGGGCCTCGAAATCGGTGCGGCTCATCGTCTCACCGACCCCCACGCCAAGGGCTATGGCGGCGTCAACCGAGTTGTTGTATTTAAGCCAAAAATTGGCGGTCTCCTGGGCGGTCATTCCCTGGGCCCGCAGGACTGGCTCGATTGCCTTCTGAATGTCGCCCAGCCGACCGGCCTGTACCTGGGCCTCATACTGCGTCCGCGCATACTGTTCCCAGCTCGTGCCAGCCTGGACTGCCGCCTGCGTGTTCTGGGCCAGAGAATCATCCACCCGCTGATTGAACGTCAGCAGCTGGTACAGGCCCTCAGCTGCCGGAGATAGCGCGTCAGAGGCCAGTTTCGCCAGCTCTGTTTTCAGGTTGGCGATCGCCGCACCGGAACGGTCAAACGACTGCACCGTCCCGGTGCCGGCCTCGCCCAAACGGTCAAGGGACTGCTGCCCCTGTTCCATCACGGCCTGGGTGAATGCAGCCTCCCGGCTCAGGCCCTGATGGGCCGCTTGCAGTTCCTCGATCCGGGCGCGCACGCGACCAGAGCTGATTCCGTAATTGTCCAATCTGGGAATGGACTGATTTGCCAGCAGCGCCGCGAAATCGGAAATGCGGCCGCTCACGTCCTGCTGGGAATCGCCGAGCCGCACGGCCATCTCAATCATCCGCGCGGCTTCCTGTTGATTCTCTACGAGGCCCATAGACAATAACTTCGACGCGGCGGCCGTGGCGGTCACGTTGTCTACTGTGTATCCTGAAGCCTCACCAATCGCTCTGAGATAGCTTGCGGCCTGATCGGCTCCGCCGGCAAGCGCCGCGAGTTTCTGCTCTCCGGCCTGGGCCTGGGCTCCCAGTTTGCCGAGCTCCACAGCTGCCTGGACAATTTCAGTTACAGCCAACGCCGCGAATGCGGCTTTTGCTGATGATGCGAAATCAGCCAGGCTCCCGCCTGACTTTTTTCCCTCATCGCCCAGTTTGCGCAGGTCATCGGCCGCGGATTTTGCACCCGGGCCGGCCTGATTTTTTACTCGTACAACTGCATCAAGAGCTACTTCGCTCATTTGTTGCTATTCCTAATCTCGCTGAACTGGCGTTCGTATCGTTGCCAGGTTTCCAGGTCGAGCAGGTCATCCTCTGGAATCTGCTCCACATCCCACGGCGTAAAAAACTGACCGCCGAGAATCTGATTTACACGCTGAGCGAGCAAAACATTAAAAATAAATTCCGGCGGTGCGCTTTTGCGGCCCCCAGCAACCCAGGCTAAGAGCCGCTGCTCACGTTTTTTCGGCGAATCTCCCGATATTTCCCAATGATCTCAAACGAGCGATCAACAAGCCAGACGCCCAGCTCGCCGGATTCGATGAGCGCACGGGCTTCCTCTTCGGAACAGTTCCACAGTTTTGACATGAACTGCGGCTGCTGCTCGGGAGTCGAGATTTTGAATTCGTTCAGCCATTGAGATGATGGGTTGAGCCAAATCTCAACATAGTTACCCTCAAGTTCTTTGTGAAATTCTGATAACTGCAACGTCTCGCGCAGTTCCGGAATGTTCGCTTTCCCGTTTTGAATGAAATTTAGTTTCGCCATATGTCCTCCTACGGCAGCGTAGCCAGTTCGTTGACGACTGTGATATACCCTTGAGTATCAGGGTTCGGGGTCGTGTCAATAACACCGTAGGCCGTTCCGGTCACGATATCATTGCCGTCTTTCTCTCCGATTTTGTCGAATTTCTTCCAAACGACTGGAAGGGCGATAATGAGGGTTTTGTACGAATACGTTGTTCCAGGAGTGGCGACCGCCGATCCCTCAAAAATGATCTTAATAGCTCGCAGCGCTTCCGATCTCCACTTCGCTTTTTCGGCGATGCTGGTGGCGTCATGCTCGAACGTGAGCTGTAACTCGATCTCCGGTTTTATTTGTTTGGTGAACGAAAAGTACAGCTGCCCTCCATCAGTGAAAACAGCCAGCCGCCCGGTTTTGACTTTTACGCTCATTTGGATAAGGGTGTTAGATTTTAGAGTTCCCCCAAGGCCGGCCCACGTATCATCGATATATAGCTTACCTTTTCCAAACAGAATCTCTTCTACCGCCGGAACACTCAATCCGGCAGTGAATGCCGCAGGCTCAACTGTTCTCCCGAGCAGGCTTGCGCTCATCATCAAAGACGCGCCGGCCTCTCCGGAAATCTCGAATTCATCAACATACATGTAATGAGATTCTTCGACTCCCGCGTCATCGCCGCACTCTACAGTTAATGTATCGAACGTGTTTTGGGCTCCGGTTGAAAAGTCGTGCTGACGAATGTAGTCTGTCCCTGCGCCATCCTGCACTCCAGCCTGACGCTCTACTCCGCAGTTGAGAATGTACGGAAGTTGTTCGAATGTTGCCTCTATCGGTTCAAGTGGCAAAGCGGAACCGAGCTTCGAGACATACGTGCGATTTGTTCTCCCGAGCAAGCCGACATCTTCCTCGACGAAAACAACTTCACGAGTATCTTCGAGCGTTCCCATGCCGCGCCAGATAGTCGTACACGGCAAATCAGTTCCGGCGACTGCCTCCGTTGCGAGCTGAATTTTTCGTAAGGCTTTAATACCTGCCATATTTACCTCTAAATGTTGTTGTGAATTTTCACGGTCACACGGAACGCATAACCGATTGTTGGCGTTTTATCATTCCACCCAAGAGCCACGAGCCCGGAATGATTGATCGGGGCCTGGATGGTATCAATTGTGCCGCCCCACGTGGGATCAGCCATAATCTTCTCCGCTACAGGCTCAAAGTAAGTCCGCAACTTGGTAACGTCGCGGGGGAGGTCCTTGCGGGCCACATGTAACTCGATGATGACCTGGTGCAAGCCCTTGTATTGCCCAGCCGGGTCACCATACCAGAACTCTCCCGGTCCCTCGTAGGCGACAACGTATGGATAAGCGTTCATGTCGTTCGGCGGTTCATTGGGAGCCGCCCGGATGCCGCTGATTGTGCGGATCTGCCCCTGAATCCATTCAATGGCGTCCCCTAACGGATGCGCGGTCATTGTTTACCCCACCACGCGATCATACGATTGGCCATTTTTCTGAATTCAGCAGTCACGCGCTGGCGTTTTGACTCGACAGCGCCGCGCAGGAATTTACGAGGAGCCAGGCCGCCGCGCCGATAAATCGCCCGCGCCACGATAAACCCATTCGGGAACCCGTGCCGTTGCGCCCAATCATCCAGGGCCGCCGGCGGCGGAAAGTGCCGGGAATGTTTCGAGTCTGGAGCCTCGCTGAGTAGCCCGGTACCATATTCCATGGGCCGAGCGGCGCGGTTATAGTTCAGAATGTGCCCGGTATAACCGGAAACGCTGGTCGTGAAATCGTTAGCCAGTCCACCGGTGTCTTTTGGGGCACGTTGCTGGGCCTCCCGTGCGATGATGCCGGTGGCCGTAGTGAGAAACGTCCGGATCTCGGGATCAATGACCTGACGTTCCATTCCGTTCAGTTTTGACAGCAATTTATCCAGCCCATTGATGGTAATTTCAGCGTCAGCCATAGCTATATCCTCCGCACGAACGGTTCCAGCATGGCCTGGACATCTGGGTCCAGACCAGGAATCAGCCGCAACTGACCGCCGGCCTGATTGCTGCCAGCGATCCCGAACGGGGAATCCTTCCGGTTGAAAATCCGCTGACTCTGCAACAAACAGGCCTGGTTAATCATCGCCGGCGATGCGCTGGCATACCCGAATTTGCCCACGATTTTAACCCCTCGGTTGATGAACGCCGGGAACAAATACGCGCCATTCTCGGAAACCGCAATCAACGTGTAGGGTCCGCCGTTCAGCACGGCATTGGCCGGCAGTAGATCGTAGTCGGCCGTGGTCCAGGTATCCTCAAAGGCCCGATCTCCGTCACCGTCCGTGGCCAATGTGGTGATACTGATAATGTCATCGTTTGGAAATAGCTCGACCTCGGACTGGGCAGTATAGTAGCGCGTCTCATCTGCCACCGTGGTATAAAACCGACGGTTGCAATAACTGTCAATCCAGCGAGAAACCGAGGTTATCACAGCCTCGATGATGGAATCGTCAGTGCTATCGGTGATATCCATGCGGGCCTTCGCCTCATTCGGAGTGCAGTAGCCGTTAGTGATGGGCATGGTTACCTCACGAACAGATAAATCGTTCCAGATTTTGCGTTCCCGGCATTTGTCACGCCGAGAGTTAATTTCGATTCCACGCAGGCCGTCATATTGGCGGCCAGTTTATAGACTGGCGCGGCGTTGCTGAGATTTGCGCCCTGGCCTGCCAGGACATCATTGCCGTCGCTATCTACGATCGTCACGTCGTATTGATCCGTGGGTTGATCCGCCCCGGACCCCGGAACGAACACGGCGCCCACAATCTGCCCGGTCAGGTAGTTCGTCGTTGTGCCATCGGCGGCCCCTCCGGCGCTGCTGACCCAGGCGAATTTTATTTTTTGAACGCTGCTGTGCATAACTTCAGTCGTTGTTACTGTTCCTGCCATACCGCCCCCTTATTGGGTGTATCCCTCGATTGTTATGGAGCCGGAGATATTGCCCCCGCTCAGGTTCGTGAACCGGATCAGATGCTCCGTAGCCCCTTTGAGCAGCCACCAATCCCCGCCGCCGCCCCGGAGCACTGCCCCAACCCGCGTGGTAGGTGAGGCGCCGCCAGGGATGTAGTATCCGTTTACCAGCGCTACGCTCCCCGTGGCTGTCACAGTCGGCCCATGCGTCAACGTCAACGGGCAGGCCGTTGCCACGTCGCGTCTCAGGTTATACATAGCGACTGCGGTGCCGGCGCTGATCGTTGGAGCCTCGTACAGATAAACACGGCCGGCTCCACCCACATCGAACGAGGCCGCCATATGGAACAAACCGGTTCCGGTGAGTAGTCGTAAATCTACCGACGCATTATCAGCCAGGGCCGTGAATGAATGTGTTCCGCGCCACATGTAGCCGAGGTGGATCTCAGCATGGACAATGTCAATGTTTTTTACTGCCGACGTGGCTATAACGTCAGTAAACTCCAGGCCACTGGAATTTACGGGGACAATTTTCCCGGCCTGGGCCACACCTGCCCCGAGAACTACGGTAGTTCCGGCCGCCAGTGCAACCTGGGTCCCAGATGATAAACCGACCTCTCCCTCTATTTTTACTCCAGCCATAAGGCCTCCTATAAAGACGGGGGCCGGTCTGATCCGGCCCCCGTCTTGTCTGAATTAGGTGCCGATCGCCACCCAGTTGACCGTTTTCACAAACGTGGTCGCGGCGGCGGGGGTAGCATCGCCGGCCCCGACCCGCTTCCAGGTTTTGATGTAGACCGACCCGGCCGCCGGAGCGCCGGCCTGGTTTCCGATCGAGGCCGTCACCAGATCCGGGTCGAGCGTCGGGTCACTCTCCAGCGTGGCTACGATGGCCACGACAGTAGCGAGCCCGGTAACGACAGTATCCACCGCCGCCACCGTCGTATGAATGCCGCGGGCAATTTTGTAGCCCGCCGCAACGCCCTGGGTCAGCAGATTGATCTGCGCGGCCGTCGGCGTAATCTGCGTTCCGGCGCCGGCTCCCAGATAGAGAGCCGCCAGGTGCAACTCGTCCAGGTTTTTGTTGGCCCCCAAGACGGCCGCCTTGCTGGCGGCGGCGGTACCGGCCGTCACGCCGTCCAGGAACGCCAGCTCTGCCTCACTCAGCGTCGTAGTTCCCACGATCACGCCGCCGGCGGCTTTAATCGTCAGGATTGCGGTGCCCGTGGTTTTATTGTGAAAAATCAGGTCACCGCCCGACCATTTCGATCCTACAAGGGTGTTAGGCATTTCGAGCCTCCGTTATGCCGTGTAATCGGCGGAGTCGGTCCCGTAGCGACCCTCGACGACCAGGAAAGCCGAGGTGATGTTCGCGGCGGCACTGGCACCAGTCCGAACGGCCACGAATTTGAACCCGTCCGATAAAATAGCCGGATCGAGTTGGAACACGACCAGCTTCGGCTTAACCGCCGCGCTGGTGGTGAAATCCGCAGCGTCGGTCTGGCGAGTCATCGCCGAAGTTGCCGCCGTATCCTGATTGGTCCAGAGCGGCATGGTTTTGGCGATGGCCTGAGCACCGCCGCCGGCGTTCGTGGTAGCCTCCAAAATGTCGAACTTGACCGTGTTTGCCGCGCCCTGATCCAGGTAGCAGCACACGAAAACGCGCTGGGCCTCGCCAACGTTGACATAGTCCCCCGTCCGGCCGCCAGCATCGGCAGCCGGGACGAGGCACGAAACAACCATCTGAGAGTCGGGAATTGCTAAAGCGGGCATTTTTTCCTCCTCGATTTTAGCGGGTCGCCAAAACGATGAACGGCGACAACGTGTTGGTCCCCTGATACGGGGTCAAGGCCGAGCGCCAGAACGGTTGGCCGTCCACCCTGAAGGTGAACCTGAACGTTTGTTCGTCGTACAGGAAGCGGACGTGCATACTCGACGCCATCTGAACGCCGCCCTTTTCGGCCAGAGCGTATTGACTCATGTCAGCGAGAACGATGTCGCCTACGGTCCCCAGCGTCGAGTTGTACTCTGTGGGAATGACCGGGCGCCCGAACAGGGTCGCATACGGTTCCCCGCTGGCGCCTCCGGCCGGCATGTACACCGGCTGACCACCAGTTCCCACGGCCAGCGACATCGAATATAACTGAGGTTCGATGTCCTGGTTGATATACCAGGCCGCATTCCGCCGAGAGCGCCCCCAGCAGCGGGACCACATTTTAACGACGTTCTCCCAGAGAAGGGTGCCAGCCGCCTGGCCGGCTTCAGCCGCCACAGTCACCAGCGCCGGGGAATTAAGGATTCCCAACGGCTTCCCCACGCCGTCACCTCTCATTATGGCGGCCTCGGTCTTAAACGAGATTTCCTCGGGGAAAATCTGCATAATGAGAGTCTGGAGCTGAGCGGCGTCAGCCAAAATCTCCTCCGTCGCATAACAGAGCCCGTACAACTTGTCGAGCTTCAATTTCACATTCTCGAACTTCGGCTTGGTCGCCGTGACGGTAGCACCCTCGGCGGCCCAATAGGCCTGGATCCCGCCGTATCGGGAGCCGTCAGCACGGGATGTTTCCGAAATCGCCGGCCATTCGGTGGAATTCGATTCGGTACTGACCGGAATCCGGAAGCACCTCGCCATTACCTGCCCGACCTCATAGGCCCGCTTCCAAATCTCTTTGGAGACATCAGTGGAAACCAAAACGCCGCCGTCAGAAGCGACCAGTTCATTCGACCCGGCCGATTTCAGGTAGTTGGCGAAACGCTTGTCCACCGGCTTGTTCCGCGCGTGATCTGCCACGCTCTTGAAAAACTCGCCAGGAGTCAGCGGCTTATCGAGCTCGTTGTCATGCTGAGACACGAGCGGGCCAGCTACCACGCCGGGGTTGGCCGGCGGTTGCAGTTGGGCGACCACGGCGGCCGCCACGGCCTTGATTTCATTCTCGTCCATGTGAATACCCTCCGTATGATTGTCAGAATTGTTTCCCGGCTCATTCGCTCCCGGCGCTGCGGGCGTGGCGGCCGCCACCTCTGCCCCAGCCTGGGCCGGCTGCTGCTGTGCCGATTCGGCCATAAATGTTTTGAGCGCTTCAGCCTGCGCTCGCGGCTCTGCCGGCGTCGGGGTCAGACTTGCGTCAATCCCCAACGGCCAGCGGGTGATTTCGTATGTGCCGTTTCCGATCGAGCGCCGCTCGATCAGATGGGGGGCGGTACCGCTCGACCAGCCCAGTTTCCCAGCCTCGGCCATCCGGTAAATCGCCCGCTCATACTCGTCGCGCATTTTCAGCTGCGCCTCAATCCACACGCCCACGTCATCTATTTTTATGGCGGCATGGTCATCCAAAACCCGCCGCTGGAGAATCCCATCCATGCCATGCTGGTAGAAAACCAGGCTGGTGGTATGAGATCCGAAATCCGTCGATTTGGTGAAATAATCGCCGGTCAGATCGGGCTGGGCGGGATCGCCGAAATACACCAGATATCCCCCCACGCGCCCGTCGCCCAGGGCCTTAACTGCCGATCCTGAGAACACAACCGGTGCGGCTGATTTTTCAGCCGTATCGTACCAGTCGTAACAGGCCCAGAATCCAGGGGCCCGGGGGTCGCGCTTGGTATCGCAACTATGCCGGCTCAGGAACGACTCGCGACTCTCCGGGATGTCGCGCTGCATGTCCATTTCAGGATCGCCATAATGGACCAAATAAACCCGATCGCCGACCTGCACATCGCGCTCATATTTTTTATCATTCCGACTCGACGGGCGGCGCCGGGATGCCATGACCTCAACGCCGTTGTAGGTGTACGGGTACAACTCGGCTGCCTTGATCTCCGTCATCGTTGCATATTCGGAAACATCCTCGGATTCCTCATCGGATTCCTCGTACTCATCGACATCAGTTTCTTCCTCGCCCTTCAACGGAAAATCAAACCGCTGATCTCCCAGCGCCAGCGTTACTCGGTCGAACGCGAGCGGATCACCAACGCCGGAAATACCATCAGGCTCAGGTGTTCCGGTTGGCACATAGGCGAGCGTGATATGAGGAATGAATCCGTGATCCTGGGATTCCTGATCGATTCCCAGGCATTCACAGAGTCGGTGCCGGATTTCTGGGATCTGCGGCGAGTCGTACAACAGGACAATGGCGTCCTGTGCTCCATCGCCGACCCCCACAAATCGGGCGAACCCGTTGATTCGGCCGAATACCGGCCGTTCGCACTGAGCAAACTGCGCCACCCCGGAAACGGTCGCGGTCAGATCCAGTCCGGCCGCCTCACCCAGATAGGCCAGCGTAATATGCAGATCCTCAGCGGGCTCACCGCCAGGGATCGCTAAACGCTGCGCCGTCGCCGGATCGAGCATGAGCGCCACCATCGCCCCTGTGTGGGCCGCTTTGGTCTCGCTAGCATACAGGGCGGCCTGCTGGGCCTGGGCAGTTTCCTGATCGGGATGACACCCCAGCGTTTCCCCCATCGGTTTCCCATCAGGGCCCAGTTTAAAAATGCAGTATTCGTTTTCGCGTTCTACAATTCCGTAAGGCATTTACTACACCTCCACTCGCGTTCCGCGTTTACCAACAATGATGATCCGTTTGGCGCACCGACACCGAGGATGAGCCGGCGGCCCACCTGGGAACTGTTGTTCCCACACTGCCCGCGGCTGCCCATCCAGGGCCCCGCAAATCGGACAGACCCGCTCGTCCCGATGGGTGAGCCATTCCTCAGAAATTTTCAAACCCGGATAGGATTTCTCCAACATTCCCCGGTACAGATCCATCGCGGCCGAGAAGGCCCGCGTGGTCTCAGTTGAGGCGATCATATCGGCCCGGATTTTCCCGAATGTCGGCTCGAGTAGCCGCTTTAGTTGCTCCATATCCATGGACGGATTAGCTATGTATTGACTGAGCGTTTTTTGCAGCGATGCCCGCGTGGTATCCGTCAGGCCGGCAACCAGGTCGTAACCATACGACTGAGCCCAGTTAGAGGCCATTGCCGACACGCTGGCAGGGTCCATTTCGATTCCAGTTTCCGCCGCGATATTCATGGCCGCCTCGCTGGCAATTTCCGAGAGCTGCGGCATCAACGCTGCCAAAAGCGCCGCCGCCAATTTGCTGTAATCGGGCTCCTCTTTTTTCTCGATCGCGGTGATCGAATCATCTGCAAAATCATCGAATACCGGCTGAATTGCCTCATTAATGGCGGTCTCGTTGTCAGCCCTGGAATCCTCCCAGGATTTCAGAAACGAGAACCCTTGTTCCAGACCCATCGATTCCACACGGGAAGCTACCAGGGCCTTGACAGTCGGCGTAATCGTGGCGCTCTCGAAATCTGCCAATCGGCCGCGCTTGAGGCTCTTACGGCGCCAGGCCTTCAAATCATCCATCATGCCCGGGTCGCTGGGCTCTGGTTGTTGCGGAGCCGGAGTGGGGGCCGGGGCCGGCTGCGGGTCCAGATCGGCATATTCAACGCCCAGAGGCATATCGAGCCCCAACATCTGGGCCGCTATGCTGGGTTTCATGCCGGCGTCAATGTAGGTTTTGTATGCGCTGGAGCGTTCGGTTTCGTTTTCCTGGAACACATCCAGGGAATTTGAATTGAACCGCAGCTGATAGCCCATTTGATCTAATACCTGAACATTCAGCACGGAGGCGATGAAATCGCACTCCGGCACAATAGTGTTCTGGTAGAACGTCTCGGCGTCCTGAGACGCTGTGGCGTAGTTCGCTGCGTTGGCGAATAGTAGCGTCTGCGGAACGCCAAGAGCGGTGGCAACCTGTTCACCGAATCCCTGCAACAGCTCGCCATTTCCGAATTCGTCCAGACCTCCGCCGATCACCGTCGGCTTTACCGCGTCCGCATTGATTGCTTTGACCCGGAATGCATTGGCAACCCCGGTGAATAGTTTGTTGAAAATCCCCTCGATGCGCTCCCGCTCGTCAGGCTGTGTGCCCTGCGGAACGCCGAGGATAGTCATTTTCACCAGGCCGCCCGCGGCATATTTGGCCGCGAACTGATCGATGCTCATCAGGATGCCGCCGGCAGCCAACGCTGCCCGGACTGGTGACGTTGACGGGGGGCCGTATTCGACCATAGCATCGGGCGCCCAAAAAATCACCAGATCGCGCTGGGTCAGGCTGGTATTTCCGTTGTTGGTTGTTCGGGTGAACAGCGCCGAACGGCCATCCTGAGAAATGCCGTCAAACTCAATCGTTGGAGTTGCGAGGTATCGCAACCCAGGCGCGAGAGGTTCCTCAACGTATCTGGACAGATAGGCCGCCCCCCAAATACAGAGGGCTTGCTCGATCAACTGAAAGAGCCGGCGCGGGTTCGGCATGATTTTAATGGTATTCTGCCAGGCGTCGGACGAATCGACCTGTTCGTCGCCGCGATAAATCGAAAATGGCACGCCGGCCACTGCCTGGGCCCTGATGTTAACTCCACGATTCACCGCCCCGACGCGCTGGTATATCGCGGTTTGGGTTGGCTCTCCCTGCGTGTCCCCAACGAGCCAGTCCATGAACCGGTCGAACGTTCCCAACGAAATGCTCTTGATGGCGTTATGTGCCACGTTTCCCCCTATGCCAGCCATGGAGACGCCTTCCCGGCGTAGATTGCCAACGCGAGAGCCCAGAATTTATCCGCGTGCCCGTCAACTGTGCGCTCCGCATCAAAAACAGTATTACCTGATGGCGTTATCGTTTTTTTGATACTATGCGTTTGATATGCCAGGTCACGCTCGGGCGGAATTGGAACATTTGCCCGCTCGAATTGCAATCGCGCCTCTACCGCCCATAGTGATTTAGTTTGCATCGTAAAATCAACTCCCACGGCCCTCCCGGTGCGTTGCAAATTCTCTGCCAGTTGGGCCCCGATGCCATTTTTATCCACGAGAGCCTGTTTGATCGGCAGCCGTCTGATTACCTCGTTAAAAACATGCTGTTGCGTATCAAATTCACAGCGGTCGAGCGTAATCAAAACCCGAACCGGCAGAGCTCCAGTCGTAGTGTTTCCAGTAATAATGCCCTCAGTTTTGTCATGCACTCTACCGATATCTATTCCCATGCTCAAAACCGGCTCACATTCCCCGGCTTTTATGGCGGTCTGGACATCCTGAATAATGGATAGGGCTTCGTCTTTTCCGTTTGCCTTCCAGTATTTAAGTCCCGCTGACTCGAATGCCGTTTGATTTTTTTGGATGTCGTCCCAGGTTATGAGAGCGGTTGTTTCGTCAACATATTCCGCCTCATATTCCTGTTGAAAATCTTCCAAAACCATATTCTGGAAGATCAGCGTGATTCTGTCGTTTCCAAAACGCTCAACTCGGTCTGCTGTCCGCATGGCCGGCGCTGCAATGCGGGCCAGTGCCGGGTTTTTACTAAATGCGTATGTTTCCCACCATGGGGTTCGTTTTCGGTTATAGCCAGGATAGGGTTTTAATTTCTGGGTATCGATTTCCCAGAACTGCCCGCGAGCCCCCATGGTTGACGATCCCACCCGCAGCCGGCCGCCCTTTGACAGGATAGGCATGGCCGCAACGTATATTTGTCGGTCATGCTGAACATGGGCGAACTCATCGAGTGCAATGTTAAACCGGGCCTTCCCTCTGGGGGGCCTCGCTGGAAGACTCAGCAGCCGCGCCCCGTTATCAAATTCCAGTCCTAATTCGTTGTCTCGGATCAGCTTTGGAAGCCCAGAGATATTGATGGTTTCCAGAACTGCCTTTGAATACCGAATTTTCTCTTTTGCCTCGTCCAGGTTGATCGATACAAATGCGGTCGAGGTTCCATCCAAAACGGCCTCGGCAATCGCCTCGGCTGATACAGTCCAACTCCACGCTACCTGCCGGGACTTCGCTTCAATCCTGAGCGTTGAGTTGTCGCTCAGGTGCATCAGCTGAAAATGTTCCCACCTGGCACCCTCTACCCCTGTGGCCCTCTCCAGATCGACGGTGTCAACTAAAAACTGAGCCCGCTTTGACAGATCGGAGTATTTCACACATCACCGCCGACCTCATCGTCAAAATCGTGCAGCGTTTTCTCGACATCGCCCTGCGCATCGGCACGGCGTTTTTCCCATTCCTGTACTGTCATTCCAACATTGACAGATTCGATAGGGCCGCCATTTTTGCCGGTATGTTCCATCTGGGAGCGCCGGCCGCCGGTCTCGCGGGCGATGTCGTCGAGCGTCCCCCGATACTGGTCAAAGAGTGCAGAATTAAACCGTTCGATATCCACCCGTTCAGCATACTGGCCGCCCCCGATCTGCTTCACGTCTGGCATCCAGACACGGGAGCGCCGTCCTTCGTCATCCTCGGATTTAATCTCTGATTCCAGGAATGCGGCAAGCTCTTTCAGTTTCAACACCCGCTCAAAATCAAGAGCGAGGCCAGATTCCATAACCTCTTTGCGTTGGGCCTCTAACGCCAAATTTCTTTCTATTTCAATGCGTGCGTCGTAGTCTTTTGCCCGAGATTTCCAATCGAAACGTGATGACCAACGAAGTAAGGTGTCAAGAGAGGCGGTAATGTATGTATCTTTATGTACTTTTATGTATTTTTCTAACAATTCTTTTAAGGAACGTCTTACGCCGAGCCTTAAGTAGTCGTTGCAGGCCTCAACAGCCCGTGATGACTCACCAGGCTTCCGTTCTCCTGCCAGCAACTCGATCCTGCTCATTGCTCCCTCACGCTCACAGCCGAAATAACCACAGCTCGATAATTTCCAATCATCTCAGTCTCGTTGGCCTCTCGGTACATTCCAGACGACTCGGTTTTTACATGAGCGACTCGAATGTTAACCTGAGGATCAAAGACGCCAGGGCGCACCTCTACCAGCACCTTCATCCCGGCGACTTCCCAAATTTTCCCGAACAACTGAAAAACTGTCATCACCCAGCCACCTTGCGAGAATCCAGCGGCCCGGTTTTTCCCTTCACCCTGGGCGTGTCGTGCCGATCCAGCGTCCAATCCGGCGTTTTGTCATCCCGGATCAACTGATCGTGGAGAATCTGAACTCCCGCTTTAAGCGTGTCAACCTCTTGGTTCAGCGTGTCGATGCGGCTCTGTAGCCGTTTTACCTGCTCGTTACGGCTGAGTTCTGATTTTCCCAGCTCTTCCAGGGCCCTCCGTGTCTGTGCTCGTTCCAAATCAAGGGCTTTTCGTAAATCGTCAATTTCCCCACGAGCCTGGGCAATCTCTTTGCGCAGCAAAGCGACGGCATCATCGGCCGCCGCCGTGGCTTCCTGAGCCGCCCTCGCTTCTTCTCCAGAGGCTTCGGCCTGGGCCTTTTTCAACGCAACGCCGGCCGCCTGATGTTTCCGGTATTGCTCAAGAACAAACGAGATTAGCAATACAAACAAAACCAGGCGCTCTGCCCACTCACCCAGACCGGCCGCGAGGGATTCCACAGACTACCCTCGCTCGGATTCCATATGAATTGACGACGGCTGAGCATGAACCGGGGAAGGTTCCTTGGGATTGCCCCGCTGGATGACATGAAACAATTGATTGCCACCCACGCCCGCGAGAGCCACCGCAATCAGTTCCCAATAGGGTTGGATGGCCTGGATCACATCCGAGGGTACATTGTCCAGGATAGCTTTGGCCGCGATCGACAGCAGGATCGACAGTCCCACCTGAGACAACCGTTTGTAGAACGGCTCCAGCGATTGAAACCACGACCACCGTTCCCCCAAAAACGACAACAGCGCGCTCACCACGACCGCCGCGCCCCCGGCGATGATCCACCGCAAAACCGAGGTCAAATCCCCCGGATTCACATCCTGGCCCATCGGGGCAGCAAAAACGGCCGGCACACAAACGCCGGCCGCAATAATGACGACCAAAGCAGCAATCAAAAACCGCATAAAGCCTTTCATCGTTTACCCCTTTACAAACAAAAAACCCGCCTCCGGGGTGAGCGCCGTGAGGCGGTGACCCGATGGCGGGTGGGACTGGTTAAACCAGTGCGACCCTAATTATTCAGATTTAACTTTTCGATAACAGGGACCTCAATATAGCGCTTTCTCAACGCGCTGATGATAACCATCAGGCCCCTGACGATCTCGACCCAGAACTCACGGTCTCGATCAAACGACTGCGACATTTGTATAACCTCCATTGTATAACAGCTTCTTCCTCTGTCAATGACTACAGTCAATTATGACCGAAGTCACCATTACAATTGAGTTACAGTAGAGTTACATCACCTCCAATCTCTTCGCCTCGATTTCGCTGGCTATCATCAGCACTTCCTGATCGCTCAGGAACCGAGTCTCGAAATACCGGGCGTTGGTTTCGAGACACCGTCGCACATACCGTTTTTCATCGCGCCGAGCCATCCGGAGCCGATATTTCGACAGCCCAGACCGACAGGTCTGATGCCACACCATTCTTCCGTGTCGATTTTGACGACGGACAAAAGTGAGATTTCCCTTGAATTTTAGAGCATCGCGATAGTAACCCCGTTTCATGCCGCCTCCCTTTCATCGGTGAATCAGTGAACAGACTATAGCAGTCCCGCCTCCGCCCCCGGTTGGACCGCCTGGACCGGGGTTGGACCCGCTTGGACCCGGTTGGACCGGTTGGCCGGCTGGACCGCCAAACCCGCCAAAACCGGCGTAATCTTCCGCGAATTCCCCGCCGCGGGATCTTTCTGCAACCAGCCGCGCAAGTCCCAATCTTCGGCCAATTTCCGAGCGGCCTTCTCACCGACCCCGAGCTTTGACGCGATGGCCTCACGCGGCAGGTACCCGCCCCGTTCCGCCATCGCCCACCGCACTAAATCCTGCTCGGCCTCCGTCAGTGCTCCCTGGGCCGCATTATCACTGGCCAGCTCCACCAGCAGCTGCTTATCCAGCAGGAAGGTCTGGAGCGGCCCCCAGCGATCGGTCACGGCGAGGCCGGGCCGACTGGCCGGAATCCGGGCGGCGGCCGGGATTCCGATGGCCTGGGCGATCTCGGAGCTGCGGACCCGGAAGCCGAAGACGGCACCGACCTGGTCGCGCACCCGGCCGACCACCGCCTTGCTGAAGTCCTGGGCCGCGAAGATCAGATTGATCCCGAACTTCCGCCCGCGCCACCCCAGATCGGCGGCCGCGTTGGCCAAGCCCCCCCTCGGCCCGCCCGCAGCCGTCACCGTGGCGTTGAACTCGTCCAGAATCACCAGGATGCGCGGCAGCGGAGCGAGGCCGGCAGCGGCGGCCAGGGCGTTGTACTCCTCCAGCTTCTCAGGATAGCCGGGCATTTCGCGGTAGAGCGCGGCCCGGGCGTCGCACTCACCGACGGCGCGCTGGATCAGGGACAGGGCTTCCTCGGGGGTGTGGGCAATAGGGGCCATCAAGGCCGGGTGATGTTCCAGCATGGGGAAGGTAGCGCCGTCCACGTCGGACACCAACAGCGAGCAGCCTTCCAGGATGGCCTGATAACCCAGCAAGCGCAGAAACACGGACTTGCCCGATCCGGTCATGCCGGCCACCAGGAGATGCCCGAGGCGATCCCACGGCACGGTGACCGGGCCGCCGATCGCCCCAATCCCCAGACCGGCGGCGCCGCGTTGAAAACCGGGGAATTCCGCCAGGTGCGGGAGCCGCGGCGCCGGAGATAGCAGAACGGCGTAGCGCAGCCCGGAATGGTTGCTCAAGTAGACGGGGCGGCCGCCGATCGCCGTAGAGAGGTGATGCAAAATTGCATCGGTAACGTAGGGCTCCAGGCGCTCGATACGGGACACATCGAGGACACCAAAGAGCCACACCAACCCCGCAGGGCTCTGGGTGAGCATCCACTCAGAGAACGCCGGTTCAATCCCCCGGCCATCCAGGACCTGGGGAATACGCCGCGCAATTTCATCGGCAGCCACCGTATAAGATCGTTGAATCTCTACCATGCTATTCCTCGCTTTCGATCGATGCAGTCAACGCCAGTGGCTCAACCTCGCCCAGCCACCCGCGCACCTCGCCCGGATCCACAATCCGCACGCTGGACAGCGCCCGTTTCGGCTCACCATCCGGTGCCGCCAGCACCCGGGCCGCCTGGGCCGGCGATACCCGCGGCCGCTGCGCCTGCGGAAGTCCCCGGCTGGCCAGATCGACAGCCTGATCCCGCGCCGTGACCCGCTCCTGCAACTCAGGGGCCACGAGAGCCGGCTGAGTCACCATCCCGGAATCTACCACGGTAGCCGGCCCAAAGGCCCGATCAGGATCATAAATCACCATTCCCCCGTTGGGACCCCGCAACACCATTACCGGGGCGTCTCCTCGCGCATCTCGCGCGATCATCCGCGCCCGCACTTCCAGCGCCCGGATCGCCGTGACGATCCCCCAGCCGATCAGCGCCAGTGCCGCGATCGCCAGCGCCCAGGGCCCCCAGGTCACCAATGGCTGGACAATCTTTTCCCGCTCCAACGCCATCCGCGCCCGCTCCGCGTCGGCGGCCTCACGGGTCGCCTGGATGCGCCAGGCCGACGCGGTAGCCTCTGCCGCCTGCGCCCATGCCGTTGATGTCGCCTGCTGCTGCGCCTGGCGTTCCTGAGCCTGGGCTGTTGCGGTCGCCTGTTGGGATTGGGCCGTCGCGGTGGCCATCGCGGCCGAGGCCTCCACCGTCGTCTGCCATGCTGTGGCCGTTGCCTGGGCCTGCTGGGCCTGAGCGGTAGCCGTTCCCTCCCATGCCCTCTGAGTAGCAGTGGCCTGGGCAGCGGAAGCAGTCGCGGTGGCCATGGCGTCCAGCGCATCCAGGGTCTGGCGGGCCTGGATGCCGGCCAGATACTGATTGACTTGCGCCGCCTCGATGGTGGGCTGGAGCGCAGAAGAGGTTATCGCGGGGGCGGTGCGCGCACCGGTGCCGCTCGAAGAGCAGGCCATGCTTACCACCGCCGCCACCGCAATCATCGCCCAGACCACTGCGCGCTTGTGCATACTCATCCTCCGTTCGGAAACCAAATCCGTAGTTTCATCTGCGTGCGTTCCGATCGCATGGTATCCAGTTGAGATTTCATCAATGCACGTTCCCGCATAATCTCTCGCGCCCGCTCGATAATGTTGCGCCCCTCTGAGACCTCTAATATCGCACGGACCTCGCGTAAAACCCGACTACACCGCACCAGATCAATACCGCCGTCAGTAATCGGAACGCCTAAAGTGAAACTTCCGGTTTCAGTTTCCATGTAGGTTTTCTCGTATTCACCATCAAACTCGACGGTTATCTGCTGATCGTCGAGAGCAACAACCACGCCCCACCCCTCGCCGGGAACGAACAGGAGACACCCAAGCAAATTTTCGTTAATCATCACTTCCACCATCCCGCCGGCAATTCAAACATAGATGGTTCCTCGAACGCTTCAAGTTTGTCCATATCCTCTACCGATGCAATCCCGCGCACCCGCCGCGCATGGGCCGCCGCAATCGCTCGTTGCTCCAGTTCAGGGAGTGCATCAAATCGGTATAATCTGCTTCGGGTGACAACCGTACGCCACCACATCAATCCAACTACGGCGCATAGCAAAACTACCAAAACTCCAAAAACGAACGCCAGCGCTACACTGGCAGCAGCCTGCCCGCTGGCCGCCATCACGACAGCGTCGGCCTGACGCGCCGTCGCCCAGGATTGAGCTAGCAACGCGCCGGCCATGGTCATCACCAGGACAAAAACGCAGACGGCCGTGATGATGTATGCCGGTTTCATTCCCCGATCTCCCGTACGTTGGCCACCACATCGGCGGCGACCGACAGAACATCCAGCCCGATGGCATCAGCCGCCACGAGGCAATCAATGAGCGAGCCCATCACCATCCGCTGCGCCTCGTCGATCCCGTTTTTCTCCGCATAGTCGCGCCATGCGTCGATCTGCGTCTGGCGCGCGAACTGATTCTCATGCATCGCCATCGCGGCCAGCACCTGCTGGATTCGGTGCAAGCTCGGCGGCACAATTGGAGCCGGGGCCGATTCTGGATATGCCGACCCGCTGGAAATAGTGCGTCCCGGCAAAAGATCCTTGCCATTGAAATCACCGGTGCTCATTTGGCCTCCTTTTCGGCCACCACCATCTGGCGCGCCTCATATGCCCAACTATCCGCCGTCCGCGCCGGCAGCGCCACGAATCCGCGCGCCGTCAAAATCTCGTTCACGCCGTCGGCCGTCATTGTCTCGCGCGCCCCGTTCATCCCCGCGCAGAGCTGACGCCATTCCTCACGGGTAGCGCGCCGGGGTTGCGCTGCGTTTTCGGCCTGCGCTTTTTGCTCCTGTGTCTGGCGCAACTCCTGCGTCGCCTTGCGCAGCTCGACCTGTACCTGCTTCAACTCGGCCCGCGCCTGGTCGATCCGGGCGCGCCATTCCTGTTCGGTTTTCTCCGCCAGTTGCGCAATCTCCGTCGCCCGTTGCGCTGCTTCTGCGCGGGCCTGCGCATCCAACCGCGCCATCTCTGCGACCTGCGCTTCCGTCTTCGCTATCGTCTGCGCCAGTTCGGCGGCGGCCTGCTCAATCTGCGCCTGGATATCTGCCAGAGCTGCGCCGGCCTGTGCCTGGGCCGCTTCAAGTTGCGCGATCGCGGCCGCCACACCGGCGCGGCTCACGTTGCTCCGCAGCTGGCCCATGAGCAACTCAAAACTCAACAACAGCGCTACCGGGGGGACTGCCGCCATGACCTGCGCCAGCGGAGCGGATTGCGCGTGCAGCACGTTGAAAGTTACGCTGGCCAGCGTAAACAGCGCCACCAGCGCCCAGGGGTAAATCGTGCGCTCACGTAGCAACGAGTTGCGGAGCACGGAAAGAGACGCGGCTACAATGGCCCCATCCACCACAAGCGGGAACAACGCAGCCAACCAGGGCTTGATCCCGTTACCCAGGGCCAGTCCTTGCAGCGCCTCAAATGACAACACGAACGCGGCGGTAGCCAGGAAGGCTACCAGAACGGCAGAGATCACGGAAATTATATTATTCCAACGGTTCATTATCAGCTCCAGGTTCATCGGCAGTCAGGAGTGCTATCACTGCGTAGAGCGCATCCTGCCGCCGGATTACAACGTCCTCGGCATCCACAAAAACGAGATCACCCAGTCGTCGCGCCGTTTCGCGCGCTTCGATCGCGCCACGCAGATCCTCATGGGCTTCCTGAATTATGATGAGCTTTTCTTCGGCGGAGTCTGCTGTTTTAATGCACTCCATCATTGCCGGTCGAATCAGAGTCACCGACTGCGCAAAATAGCTGTTTTTCATGTTGCTCCGATTTATCTGCGAATATTCGCAGATACTACCACTGCACTCCGCTGCGATATGACGGCCCGCGAAATTCGATCACATTCCATAGCCGCTCGATAACGCGATCGACCGCAGCCGGCCCAATGTACTGTTCGAGCATGTAGCGGTTCCCGTTGTGGGGGTCCTGTTTGAAAGCATCCTGGTTCAGCGTAATGACGGTGGGCAGCCCAGCGTTATAGCGGGCATTGAGAAATCCGAAAATTGATTGCCGGCTGAATTCAGTTGGCACCTTTTTGTCAATGTCATCAATGACTACCATCCAGCCCCCGTTCAGCTCGGCCAGGATTTCCTCTTCTGTTTCAGCTTCCTCGCCGCGACTATTCCATGACGCTTGCAGGCGCTCTAAATACTTGGGCCAGACGCGGAAGTAACCCCACCGGCCGGCATCGATCACATCCCGCAGGATAGCCGCGGCCAGATGCGATTTTCCCATGCCGTAATCTCCGTACATCACCAGCCAGTTCTTTTCCGGTCCGATTTGACCGGTGATCAACCCTGCCGCATATTCGCGGCAGGTGGTTCCCCAACTTGCCGCCGCGGGGCTTTCCCGGCGCGGCTCGTAGGTGTCGAACGCCGCTTTTTCGAGCCAGCCGATCAGGCCGGCCCGGTGCAGCCGATCACGTCGCAGGCCGACGGCGCGGACCTGTTCGGTGCGATCCTGATTGTCCAGGAAGTCGGCCTCTGGCCGGCATCCGTGCCGATCACGGAAGCGCCACATTCCGCCACTGAGGCCGCCCCTCCAGTACTCGTAGGGGGTCATCACGTCCCCGCAGTACGGGCAGCGTCGTTTCAGATACTGAGCCGCCTCTTCGGCGGTCATATTGGCCAGGAGCTTTTTTTCCTCGTTCCAGATCTCCACGACATCCCGCCTGCGTTTTCCCGGAATATGTGCCGGTGAAGATCCACCCATTTTCCCTAAAATTTGTGAAAGGCTTTGCATTTTTATTTACCCTCCCTTTGATCGATTAGCAATTCGGTCTAACAGCTGCGAGGCCGGCATCCGGTTCACAGCCGGCTGATTTTCTTTTCCGCTCGGCAACTTCTGCTTCTGCCCCGGCTTCTTGTCTGGGAGCGGATTCGTTACCACGGCCAGGGCATATTTCCAGCGCCCTGGATACGACGCATTTTTCTCGGCGAGCTGGAACGCATTTTCCCAGACATTCGGATCCGGGAACTGTTGAATCATCGAGAGAATCTCTTGATGTCGGAGCCCGTTCATCATTCCACAATACAGCGTGTACAGGTCGATGATTGATTTTTCGTTGGGCGAAAGTTCCGGCTCGGCTCTCTCTTCTCTCTTTGGTTCTTTGATGGTTATTGATGGTTGAACTGACAATGTTGTCAGTTCTGATGTGACAATTTGACAGTTCTGATGTGTCAAATTGTCAGTTCTGATGTGACAATTTGTCAGTTCTGATGTGTCAATTTGACAGTTCTGAACTGACAAATTGTCAGTTATTGACCGATCAGTACCGCCCGAATAACTGACAGATTGACAGTTAATAGATGTAGAATCCGGATTTTGCGAGGAAGGCGCTTGCGCTTTCCGGATGTTCGCCAGGGCCAACATGGCGTCTCCGAGAGCTAAACCAAACTTTTTGCAAAGCGTGGTTTGCACTTCGTCATCCGATAGGCCGGGAGTGACGAGATATCGATTGCCCCGTCGGCGATTGTGCTCAACCCACAGATCACCAGATTTCTCCAGTGTTTCAATTGAACGGATGACCGTGCGCTGAGAGAGCCGGCACTTGGCGGCGATGTAATCCAGGCTTGGCCAGCAAAATCCGTCGTCGTCGGCATTGTCGGCGATAGCCAGAATGACCAGCCGATCATTGCCGATCGCTTCGGAAATATCCCAGATGGCGGCCATTCTGCGGATGCTCAT